GTGTGCGAGCTGTGGGATAAAGAAACCGGCAAGGTCTACTGGTTTACGAAGAACTATAACGAGCTGATTGACGAGCGCGACGATCCGCTTGAGCTTGAAGGCTTTTTCCCTTGCTCAAAGCCGCTTTACAGCACCACGACCAGCGACACCTTGATTCCAGTGCCTGACTTCGTGCTCTACCAGGATCAGGCCAACGAGCTGGACATTCTCAGCGACCGTATTGATGGACTGGTCAAAGCACTGCGTATTCGTGGTGTCTACGACGCGAGCCAGCCGGCGCTGCAACGCCTGCTGACCGAGGGCGACAACAACACGCTGATCCCCGTTGACAAATGGATGGCATTTTCAGAGAAAGGCGGGCTAAAGGGCGCTATCGACATTCTGCCAATTGACGAGCTGGCCAATGCGTTGCTGAACTGCTACCGGGCAAGAACAGAGATTAAAGCGCAGATCTACGAGATCACCGGCATTAGCGACATTATTCGTGGCGCCTCAGCGGCAAGTGAGACTGCGACCGCGCAACAGATCAAAGGTCAGTATGCCGGGTTGCGTTTGCGCTCAATGCAGGAGGAAGTCGCACTGTTTGCCAGCGAGTTGATCCGGCTAAAAGCCCAGGTCATGTGCAATAAATTCCAACCGCAAACGATTATGCTCTACGCCGCTGCCGGCCAAATGAGCCAGCCCGATCAGCAGATGATCCCGCAGGCCATGCAACTAATGCAGGACAAGCCGCTGCGAAACTTCCGCATCGAGGTCGATGCTGACAGCCTGGTGCAAATTGACGAACAGCAAAACAAAAAAGACCGCGTGGAATTCCTGACCGCGTTTGGTGGATTCATGCGCGAAGCGTTGCCGGTCGGCCAGCAGTCGCCGGAACTGGTGCCGATGCTAGTTGAGCTGATTAAATTCGGTATCGGTGGATTTAAACAAGCCAAACCGATTGAGGGCGTGCTTGATGTGGCGCTGGAACAGATGAAACAGAAACAAGCCGGACCGCAGGAACAGAAGCCCGATCCCGAAATGATGAAAATGCAGGCGCAACAACAATCCGACCAGATGCGCTTGCAAACCGACACGCAAGCCGCCCAGGCTAAGATGCAGGCCGAGATGCAAATGACGCAAGCCAAAACGCAAGCAGAAATGCAGATCGAGCAGATGAAGATGCAATACGCAGGTCAACTGGAACAGCAAAAGCTGCAATTTGAAGGCCAGCTTAAAAACATGGAAATGCAAGCCGCAAAAGAGCGCACCGAGTTGGAAGCGGCAACTAAGATCATGGTGGCAAGGATCGGCGCCAATCCGGGCTTAGATATACCGATGATTGAAGCGCAACAGGCAGCAAGCGAGAAGGTCAGCGCCGAGCTGGGCGAGAATGTCAAAATGGCTATTGACCACATGGCGCAGATGCACGAGAACATGGCAAACATGCATGGCGAAACGATGAACCGCATCGGTGGTGTCATGCAAACACTGGCGGCGCCTAAACGCATCGTGCGCGGTCCTGACGGTAAAGCAGTCGGTGTGGAGGTTGCGGCATGATCGTTACCACAACCAAAGGCGAGATGGACGATTCACTGCTTGAAAAGCGGGAAGGGTCGGTCGACAACGACAACGAGAACACGACATGGGTTGAATATTGGCTTGCCGACGAGCTGGTGCACAGATCCGCGCATGTCAGGTTGAAAAAACCGATGATTTCAATATCCGAAGCAGGGAGTTTTCCCAATGGCTAACACGCAGGCAATGTGCACTAGTTTTAAAGTAGAAATTCTTAACGGTATTCACGCGTGCGGAACGACCGTTATCCGGGCTGGAACGGGGGCCGACACCCTAAAAGCTGCGTTGTATTTGGAAAGTGCCACCGTCAATGCTTCCACGACCGTCTACAGCGCCACCGGCGAGGTTTCCGGCACTGGCTATACTGCTGGCGGGATTACCGTGACGAACGCCACAGCGCCCACCTCAACAGGAACCACAGCATTTTGGACACCGAGCGCAAGCCTGACTTATACGCCGGTGACTCTAACCACTTTGTTTGACTGCGTGCTCATCTACAACAGCACTCAATCAAACAAAGCAATCAGCGTACACACCTTTGGCGCCCAAGCAATTACCGCAGGTACTTTTGTGCTATCCATGCCAACCAATGACAGCACCAATGCACTTATCCGCATTGCCTAATCTATGGCACAGGGCGCATGGGATACCGGCACCTGGGATGATGCCCTATGGGATTCGTTGCCCGTCACCGGCAATTCTGCAACCGGATCGCCGGGTAATGTCGGCGCGACCGTCACGATTGCGCTATCCGGCGTGCAGGCAACTGGTCAGGTTGGCAACGAGGACGAGGCCACAACGGTTCCTGTTACGGGCACAGGGGCTACCGGCGCCGCGGGCACCGTTGGCCTGGTCATCACGGTTTCACTGTCTGGAAACAGCGCCACTGGCGAGGTTGGAACGGTCACAGTGGTGCCGCAGCCGGTCATCATCATTGACGACACGCACGACGGCCGACGGTTTAAAGAGCAGCTTGAACGCGACCGCAAGCTCAGAGCAAAGAAAAAACAGGCAATTCTTGACGCTTTTGAGCGCATCGTCGAAGGCCGGCCAGAGATTGCCGAGGAAATCGCAGCACCTTATGTTGTCACGCAATCAAAGGCAAAGTCGGCGCCAACAATCAATTACGACGCGCTGTTTGCCGATCTGGACCGCGTGCAGCGAATCTGTGATACCCACCTTGAAATGGATGATGAGGACGTTCTGACACTGCTATGAGAAAACAATACGTGCAAATTAATGGCGAGCTGGTCGAAAAGGGCGATTACTACGCAGATCCGTTGGCGCCGATCGTCATGCCCGACATTCAGCCGTATCAGTCAATGGCAGATGGCAGCATGATTACCAGCCGCAGTCATCACCGAGAACACCTGCGGGCGCACAACTGCATTGAGATTGGCAACGAAAGCATGGAAACCAAAGTGGCACCGCCAAAAGACAACCGGCGCGAGATCCTGCGGGCGCAGCTCGACAATATAACGCATGACCAGGCTAATAAAATGCTCGCCAAAGCGCGAGATGATTTACGCTTTACCCGTCGCTAAACCAACCCCCACAGGGAGAACAAATGTCAGATTTAACCGAGATAGTGCCAGTTGAAAACGCAGACGCTCGCCGCGAGCTGCTATCACAACAGTTTGACGAGGTTGAGGCCGCACCCGAGCCAGCGCAATTTGTGCAAACCGATAAACCGCGGGATGAGGTCGGCAAGTTTGCAAAAGCCGCACCGGCCGAGGTAAAGACTGAAGAAGATCCGGTATGGCGCCGGCCGCCGGCAAGCTGGAAAAAAGACTATCACGAGACTTGGAATCTGGCAGACGACAAATTAAAGCAATATACCTACCAGCGCGAAAGCGAGATGAAGGCGGGCGTCGAGCCGCTGATCAGCAAAGCCCAGTTTGCAGACCAAATGCAGGAGGTTTTGAACCCCTACATGAACACCATTCAGGGCTTGGGCATTGACGCACCGAAAGCGGTTAAGGCACTGATGGAGGCCGATCACGCACTGAGATACAGTAATCCGCAAGAAAAACGGCAGTATTTTGCTAGACTGGCGCAATCTTACGGTGTAAATTTGAACGATGTAAGTTACGACCTGCCACAACAGGTTAACGTTGATCCAACAATCTATGCACTGCAAAACGAACTGAACAACGTGCGTGGCGAGGTGCAAGGCTGGAAACAGCAACAGGAACAGCAGCAGAATCAAGCCTTACTCGGCGAAATCAACAATTTTAGCCAGAAAGCAGAACACTTCGAGGAAGCACGCCCGGCCATGATCCAGCTTCTACAAAGCGGGATGGCTACGGATCTCGACGATGCGTACGAAAAAGCAATACGCTTAAACCCCGAACTTTTTGATGCTGTCCAAAGTGGCCTACAAGCCCAAACGGATGCAACAAAACGAGCAGCAGCTAACACTGCGGCGAAACGGGCAAGGGCGGCAGCGGTGAGCGTTAAAGGTTCTACACCCGGAACTGTTACGAATACCAAAGCGCAAGATCGCCGGTCCTTACTTGCCGAACAATTCGACAACATGAGCGACCGACTCTGATAATTTTCTAAGGAGCTTTATTATGGCTTTTGCCAATAGCTCGATCAGCGACATCATTGCGACCAACATTCAAAGTCGTTCTGGTGAGCTGGCCGACAACGTAACAAACAATAATGCGCTTCTGCGCCGCCTCAAAGAACGCGGTAACGTGAAAACGTTTTCCGGTGGTAACGTAATCTTGCAAGAGGTTATGTACAACGACAGCACGACCAACAACACGAATTCTTATTCGGGTTACGAAGTGTTGAACGTTAGTCAAAACAGCCCGATCAGTGCGGCGCAATACGGCATTACGCAGTACGCTGCTGCTGTTTCGATCAGCGGTCTGGAGATGATCCAGAACAGCGGCAAGGAAGCGATCATCGACCTGCTTGACGGCCGTATGAACGTGGCCGAGGCGCAGCTGGCTAACCGTATCGGTTCGGATATTTATCTGGACGGAACCGGCAACTCGGGTAAAAACATCACCGGACTGGCAGCTGCTGTGCCGGATAGTCCGAGCACTGGCACGTATGGCGGCATTAACCGCGCTACGTTCTCGTTCTGGCGTTCGGTTTCTTTCTCTGGTGTAACGAACGGTGGATCTGCTACGTCAGCATCAAACATCCAGCAATACATGGATTCGGTCGCTGTGCAGCTGATTCGCGGAACCGACAAGCCGGATCTGATCGTTGCTGACAATAACTATTACCGTTTGTATCTGCAATCGTTGCAGTCGATTCAGCGTATCTCTGACTCGGGTTCCTCGATGGCCGGTGCGGGCTTTGCTTCGCTGAAGTATTACGGCGCTGGCATGGCTTCCGACGTTGTGCTTGACGGCGGTATCGGTTCAGCAGCAACTGCAAACCATATGTGGTTCTTGAACACGAAATATATTTTCTTCCGGCCGCACGTTGACCGGAATTTCGTGCCGATTGGCGGCGAACGGCAAGCCGTAAACCAAGACGCTAAACCTACTTTGCATTAAATGGCGTCTATAAACCTTCTCTGATTGACT